GCTCTGAGAGCTTGTCACGCATCGACTGGGTGGCTGAGTTGTTAGGGACTTCTACGTCATCAGCAACAATGATGTCAGCACGGGAGCCGGTAAGCTGGGATGTTATACCAAGGGACTTGACCGAGGGAGCGTGGGATGCTTGGGCTGGTCCGACATCAAAGGAGATCTTAGAGAAGCGTTGTTTGTCACCGGGCATCAGGTGAGCCAAGACGGGCATCTCATGGATCAACCTAAGGGTGAACGTGGAGAAGTCATCAGCGCGGTTCTTGGATGCCGAGACAACCAGGATGTTCTTTTGTGGATCTAGGAGGAGTTGGTGGACAACAAAGGCTGAACAGATCCATGACTTACCGACACCTCGGAACCCTTGGATAACACCTCGTCGTGGACCGTTTTGCATCCACTCGGCTATCTCGTATTGGATAGGTGTGGGTGCGGGTAGCGAAAGGTGGTTCCATGTCATCCAAAGGAAGTTACGGAAGTCCTTAAGCTGTGGTGGGATGTCACTCATTCATTGACAACTTTATCAGTCGCATCTTCGAAGGGAAGCAAATTTACAAGTGCCTCCAAGGGTGAATCCTTAGTGACACTAGATGTGATGTTATTGTCCTTAAGTAACTGACGTGCAGCGTTTAACAAGGCAGGAGGTGCTTCACCACTGTTGATTTGATCAATGAATGTGTCGATGAGAAGGTCTTGTAAACCCTCCATCTTGATGCTTCGTTTTTCGTCGCTCATTATTACTTCTGTTTGTTATTCTTTAAGAGGTGTCGTATCTTTATTAACATATAGATCAACGTGGAGAGTCCTACTGCAATAGCCACAGTGGTGTTAACTTGTTCAAGTGTTATGTTTGCAATCAATCCGGTGATACCTACTAAGGGTGTATTGACTGAGGAGTTCATAGTGATTATGCAAAGGTGCTTCCGAAGACGATAAAGTTAATACTAGTAGTCGCTGCTACGTTAGCTTGCGATTCTATCGTAAACCCGGCGGTCGTTTTAGCCATAACTGTTACAGAGTGGTTGTCACCCATAGATCCGCTAGTCTCCATGTTAGCGAACACGACATAATTATTATCGTCCATACCGTCTGTGAACGTAATTGTTCTTTGGTCCCCTGATTCTGATGTTGACGCAACATTATACGAACCGGTAGCTAAGGTGGCGGAACCTGAGCTATAAGCTACTGTCCCATAACACTTTGGAGAGAACGGACTGTGTTTAAGAACGTCAGGAGTAACGACACCATCGGTGCTGCTTTGTCCTTCCATGTTAGCTTTGGAGGCTTTGACTACCTTAGCTTGTGTTACGTTTGCATCTTTAATGTTATCTGTCTCAACAGCATCGGCTGCAAGTCTATCATGTGTTACGGCACCTAGAGCTAGGCTTGCGGTATTGATCGAGCTTGCTTGTAGGTTTAACTGGTTAACAGCTCCGGGCTGTAGCTTAGTGTTATCTACGGAGGCGTTAGCTAGTTGAAGCGTGTCAACAGCGCCTGCTGCTATCTTACTTCCTGTGACTGCTCCGGCTTCAATCGCACCTGTAGTTACCGTTTGGACTCCTGCGTTCGTGTCGGCTGCGTCCTCGGTCATCTCCTGTGCGGCAAAGAGACCTTGCTTATAGGCGTTATCGAGATCGCTTTCGCTTAACACAGCTCCGGATGTAAAGTCAATCAAAGGAAGGACTGAGGTCGTGCGATAGATTCTTAGCTTTGAGGAAGAGTCAACAACACTACTGACAGACGCTAAGGAAATCCACGTCGCAGCAGTGCAAGTAACTGTCTTTGTAAGAGCGTCTACGGTGTAATCAACATCCTTTGTAAGAACCACACGCACGTCACTGCCGTTGATGAACACTACGGTTATGTCGTCATTGCTGAGGGCTTCAATACCATAGGTAATGCTCTGGGCTGTTGAGGGTGTTAAGAAGTCGGATAGATAGAAGGATAGTCCACTTGTGGCTGGCATGGTGTTTTATAAGGTTGGGATAGGGTTGTTAAGTTCTTCAGAAACAGATTTTTGTAGCTGTCGTTGATTAGTGTTAATGTCTTTAACGCGTTGAATAAGCTCGGGAAACTCTGCGCTCATCTCACGTTTAGCCTTACGTCTGTAAGCTCCAAGAACTCTGTTAATTTCTTTAATACGCGGGTCTTTCGAGACCAATTCAGCTTGTCCTCCGGCTTCTTTGACCGTCTTGGTGACAGCTTTAAACTGCCTTGAATTGACTAAACCTTTTAGCGCGTCACGCAAAGTGCGTCCGTTTATAGTTGTTGTAGATGTTAATTCAAGAAACCTGTCGTAGGCTTGTCGTCCTTCAGCGTTATAGAAGGTTTGCATGTCCGTTTCTTTGTTTCCAATAAAGTTTGGCGAAGGCATATCAAACCCGTGAACTAGCTCTTGTAAGGTCTTATCTACGCTGTCGTTCTTTTTACTTGATATGTAGATAGGATTCATAACACCAAGAAGTCCTAGTGGGTTTTGTTTATAAATAGCCTCACCTAAGAATGTCCTTTTGGGTGGTATCTTTTCATCAGCAATAGGAAGTTTACGTAACACCGCATCTAATACACTGCGTGATTCACGGATCATTACTTCACTTTCACCCATGTCTTTAAATTGGTTAACTGACATAGGCACTGCCATTCCGCTAATAATATCCCTACCGATCTTAGGACCGTAGATGTCAGGCTGTTGCACTGCATTTAAGACATTGTTTAAACCGCGAAGGAAAGACTTATCTGTTATGTTTTCAGCCATTCCAAAAGCGAGGGCCATAAACGACTCTTGGCTTCCTTGCTCTATCTTTGGGTTCATTGACATATGTTCAGCAAAGTCAGCCGCAATTCCAATCATCGTCGCAAATGGATCAAGCCTTTGATAACTTACATATGTTGGATTGTTTTCATCACCAATAACAAATGAGTTAGGCTGCCATCCCGTAGCTCTAAGTGCTTTTAATTCAGCAGGATTACGTGGTCCACTTCCGGTAATCTTATCTTTGTTTAAGTAAGCGTAATAAAGCAATGCGGCGCTTCCTGCTGTAGCGGTAGCCATGCGTCCACTGTATTCAGCTTTCTGCATTGGACTCATTGCTGCCATTTCAGCACGTCGCTGCGCTGCGCGTTTAGACATCATTGGTGCAATCTGTTCGTAAGCGGCACCAAACATTGTCCTCTTTAACCCAAATGAAAGGATCTGTGCGGGCGTGTTAACAAACGGAAGGATTAATGTTAATGGAGGAAATTTCTCCCGCGCTCTGTTTACAAGGCTAACGAACTCACCTTGATTAGGATCAGTAAAGGTTACTTCTCGGGTGTATTGTTTGGTCTCTTCCAGAAGCTTTAGCGCGTCTTGATCTCGCAAGAATTGATCTTTATTCTCTAATGTTAATCTCCGTAGTTCATTGGGTATTAACATCGGGTTGTCTATCGCCTCACCAGCGCGTTCTCCTTTAAGAACGTTTTCACGTGCTTGTTTTGCGAGCTTAGACATTATTGCGCTTTCGCTATACATCGCTCCATCTTCCAAGAACGACTTTTCCATTGTCTGTTTAATCCAAGCTTCTTTGGCTTCAACTGGTTTGTTAATCCATTTTGGATCGGTGTAAACGTGGTTGGCCAGTCTTTCGCGTAGGTTAGATAAACCGGCTGCTGCTTTGTTCATGGAATCACCACCAGCGTTCAACGCAAAAGGAAGGTTAAACCAAGTGTTAACCCATCCCATCGCTTTACCTGAGGTGCTGTCCTTGTTCATTCCATAAAGCTCGGGGTCGAGCGCGTCAATGTTAGGTCTCCCATTTGCCTCGGTAAACGGCGAAGGACCACCTGTAACAACATCTGATTTTGTCCGTGTTGCTTTAGACCCTGCTTTAATAACCATGCGGAAGTCCTCGGCTTGTTGGTGAAACTTTAGTGCTTCTTTAAAGACTTGCATTTGAGCCTCGTCTCCTCTCAGTGCGCCAACCCCTGCCCCTACGATGCGTTCCATCTTGGTTAAGAATCTCACTGCCAATGGCATAGACACGTTCAGTGTAGTGGTGGCAGGTCCAGATAGAAGGTTACGTTGGAACAGTCTAATACCAAAATTCGTAAACTTATCAAACCGACTCATCTGCGACATTTCATTAATCTTGACAAACGCATCCAAAGGACTTTCTCCATCAGCCGCAAACATCATGCGTTTCATAAAGGTGTCGAATCCTTTCTCCATGTCACCAGGTCTAGATTTTAACCATGAGTTAACAGCTTTTTTAGTAGTAAACCCACGTCCCGTGCTATTAATGGCTTCGGTTCTTCTCTTCACATACGCGCTTTTTTGTTTCCGAAGTTCTTGTAAACGTGTTTTAGCGGGAGACTTAAGAAGACGATTTCGGGCTTTTTGAGCATTACTGAGTTCCACAAACTGCTGGTCTGTTAACTTAGAAAGCGACTGAACCTCTTCAATGACTTGTTGGATGTCGTTCTCTTCGCGGATCATCCGTTTAGCCGAATCAATCCTAACAAGTATATCCTCCATTTCTGGATCAGCTTTGATTTCATCGGGAAGTGGTTTTCCTTTAGCTGGCTTATCTCCTTTCAATAGTTTGTTACGGAGTCCATCCAAGGTTTCCTGTGCGCTAGCAATCTTAACTTTCCGATCTGCTTTAGATTTAACAATCTTTCGAAGTTCAGCAACCGTAGTTGTTGTGGTTTTCTTTGCTTCAGATGCACGTTGTCTCTCAAGCTCTTTCGTTTTAACGCGAGCTTTATAATCTTTAGCGTTTAGTGTATCGACGTAATACTCCTCTTCACGCAAGGTAATGATGTCTTGTTCGTCTTTAAAGGCTTGGTCGTGATACTTAATTTTCTCTTCTAAAGAACGAACCTCTTTATTCAGCTTGTGTGTATCAGCATCGTCATCTTTAGGTGCCTTTGCTTCTCCTTTTATTTCATCTGGATCTTTACCAGAAAGCTCTGCTGACTTTTTACGTTTAAGTTCTAGTTGCTTCTCTAGAGTAGCCTTACGTTTTTCAAGACGTTCTTTTTCGTTTAAACGCTTCCGGTTGATTTCTTTTTGTTTAACTCTAGTCCCGTTACCAGAGGAAGGATCAATGACTTGGTCAGCTTCGTTTAATATTTCGTCTACTGTCTCATCCATATCTTGCAGATTTATCTCTGCAACCGCGTCTGCAAGGTCGTCATCGTCAGCAATGACCTGTGCCATAGCTACATCATAGTCTTCGGTTTGTTTTGTAGCTGCGCTTTTAATTCCCAGATTCTGCTGCATGGCTTGCACAAACCCAGTCTTACGATCTAATAATCCTTTAGAGAATTCAGTTCCATAGTTAGCTTGCACAGCGGTAAAGTATTTCAACCTACGTTGTTCTTGTGTAGCAAGGATCTTTATACGGTCGAGTTTTACCTGAGACGCTCCGCTAGCTTTTAGTTTGTCCCACTGTGCGCCAAGTGTTGTTAATTGATCGACTGAGGCTTGCATACCAAACAACGAAACTTGCTGTCCGGCACGTGCTTCCTTCATCGCGGCCAGCTTTGAATCGTCGTCCAGAAGACCGCCTTTGATAGCTTTATCAATTCCATCCGCGTTCATTCCGCTTGCCCTTAGAATTGTCATCATTTCGGCGGCTCGCTTTTCCGGGCTTGCAACGTCCTTTGCTACTAACTCAGGAACAAACCGTTTAAAGATGTCGTCCATTTCCGCTTTTGTTTGGGAACCTAAGATGGCTTCCGTAATACGGGCGTTCGCCATTATGGCTTGCTCACCGCTTACACGTTCAAACTCATCTGGTAAATCGGTTTCAAAAGGATCTACAGTCCCCTCAGGTTCCGCTTGTCCGGGTTTTGGTCCGGCAATCAGTTTATCAACATCAACATCCTCAAGCTCTTTTTCAACTTTTTTAGACATCTCTTGTCCTCCGGGAGTTTCTGTTCCGCTTTTTACAAGCGCCTCATCGTGATCGTCTTTAGCTTGTTTTAGTTTTTGGGCAGCTTCGGGCGTTCCATCAAAGTTCTTGAGAGACTTTAACAATTTAGCACCGGTCCACACTAAACCTCCCACAGCACCGCCAATGGCTCCTCCTTCAATAACATTCTTGATTCGACCCTCAAACTCGGAGTCTTCTTGGTTGGACTTCAAGTATTCTGTTACCGGATAAAGAAGATCCGTATGTTCCGACAGCAAGTCACTTAAACGCGCTTCGTGTCCGTCAAAGGCGACGAAGTCCGCTATGGCTCCTGTTGATATTCCTTTAATTGTTTTAGCTGTTGTGCTAGTGAATTTAAGAGCGGTGGCAGCTTTACCTGCTTTACTTAACAAGCCCACGGCGAATCCACCTGGAATCAATCCAGAAGCAAACTGTGTAATACCTTCAGCAAGTCCTCCAGCAATTCCCGTCGGTCTTCCGAAGGCTCGTTTGTTATAGAACTCTTCGTCCATGTCAAACATGTCACCAAGAACCATATCTGCGACACCTACCAGAGACCTGCCAAATCCTTCAAACCCTGATGCAACGCCGACTGCGACATCCTCAAGAATACCAGGATCGTCTTGTTCAGTGTCACCGGGAATGTCTAAGTGTTCGTAGTCAGGGTCAGTTAGTGAAGCCCGCATTGTGAGGTCGGGCGACGACATTGATGTGAAAGAATTAACCGTCTTTGGAAATATATTCATATGGTAAAATTATTTATTGTTATCTTCTTTTGCGGGAAGTCCGAAGCCTATCTTACGCGCTAGTTCTACTTGATCAGTTCGGAATTGATTCCGCTCTTCCTCGCTCCCACCGGGAAAATACATTTCAAACAATTCGTCTAGTTTATCGAACACGTTGTAAGCTCCTTCCCGTGCTGCATAGTAACTATAGATGTGCGTCTTAGGTGTTTCTTTTCTTTCGTAAAGTGGAGGAAGTATTGTTTGACCGTCAGGGGCAAGCTCTCTTGGGTTCAAGTTGAGGGCGTAAGAGGCGATTGGATTTTGTTTAACGACAGCACCGTTTCGGTGAACTGACAGAGGTAATCCAATGTATTGATTACGCGATACGGTCTCTGCGATGTGTTGTTCTTCGTCTGCAAAGTTTAAGGCTTTCGCCAACCGGGCGCCTTTACTGGCTGCTCTAATATAATAGACCGGGTCTTCAGTTTTAAGATAGAATTGCTGAATTAATTTTTGACGTTGGTCGTAGTTAGGGTTGCCCTTTAACATTACTTGCCGAGCGTTTTCATCGACCATCGTTTTGTTGAATCGGTCTAAAGCTTGTCCTGCTGTTTCATCAGGAATCTCTGGAACAATGCTCCCTTTCTCGTTAAGGAGATCCGTATCTTGCTGCCGCTGTTCCAAGGCTTTCGCAACTTTTGCGGCGGCCCTTTCCGGTGTATCTAATACAGTTACACCTGCGTCTCGTTGTATATCACTTAGGTTCTCGCCACCCCTAAACTCATTAGCGCGTCTACGTAAATCAGCTAAGGAGTCATCAGATATTTTCCCGGATTCTTCTGTGTAATACCTCTCTACAAGATCACGGTAATACGATTTTATTCCTACTGTTTCCCCTTGTCCGTTCATAAGGTCAAACACGCGGGCTTTCTTGTAACCTCGTTTTACAAACTCTTTAATAACATCCCGTTCGGCTCGGGCGTTTGCTGCTTGCCACGCTTCTAAAGGAGCCGCATAAAGGATCTTGTTCCATGACTCCTTGGCCGCGGTCCCCCAGTCGTCTTCTTTCGTGACTTTCAATCCTGATACATCTTTTCCAAGTTGCTCCCATTTTGCAACAATAGCGTCTGGATCTGTATATTGACGTTTAAGATCAGCCGCTCCAAGACCTTCAAAGATGGGTCTTCTGTTGTCAATCAAGGCGTAGAAATCGACATTGTCGTCATTAATGTCAAACCTAGAAATTAACTCCTTCACCCGTGACGCTTCGGTAATAATCTCGTCGCGCTCCTTTTCTCCAATCTGAGAATTTCTGTAAAGCTTGTATGCGGCAACTATTTCTTTTGACAACGCTTCATCTGCTTTTTCTGTCGTGAACTCCCCATCTTCCGTTTGAACTAAGATGTTAGCGATGTTGATTTTATGCTTATCAGCAAGGTCATCTCCTAAGGGGTCATCCGCGTATTCCCTACGCCGTTCTTCCGTGTCGATTAGTCGCTGTAGTTTTGAGATGTAGTCGTTAGTGTATCGTTTACCATTTAATAACAACTTTCCCTCTTTTACTTGCTCCAAGAACGTGTCGATAGTGTTTAGGTTTTCTTGGATGTTAGCTCCAAGGTTATCGAGTGACCTCTCTTCAATTTTCTTTCTCCATGTTGTAGAAGTGTGGTTTTTTATAATTCCTTTTTGAATTGAGTTAAGACCATCAGTGTATTTCGCATTGTCTATCGCATTAAGATGTTTAGCTTTATCAGTCCTCTCTTTTGTTATAGTGTTGACAGAGAGTTCTGTTTCCTGTTTTGGAGTAAGCTTAATTGGTTTGGTGTCTTTTGTTATCGCTCCGTCTTCTCCGTCGTTGATGTAGGAACCGTCTCCGCTAGGTTGAAGTCGTCCTTCGCTAACAAGCTTAAACACACCTTCGGGGGTCGTCTTGCTTGAAGCCTTTTCAATTTTAATTGGCACGTTTTCCAAGTTAAAAATCTTACCTGTTTCATCTACCAGTGAGACCTTAGAAAGAACACTTTCTTTACCTAATTGTGCAGGATTACCGGCGACGCTTACGTAATCAGTATCCCCCATCATAAATTGTTCTAGAGAGCTTAAGTCGCTGTCCGCTTCCTTTTGGATTGTCTCAAGCCCTGCTGAACGAATCCTTGGACCACTTTGCGGAACTCTTGGTAATCTAGGTTTCTCTTCGTTAACAATAGGATCTTTCGGCTCCACTTGAAATGGGTCATCGGAAGGAAGAAGCGTTCCCCCTGCTCCTTTAATATAATCCACACCCGGCACTGGATCGCCCGGAAGACTAGGTATTTCTCCGTCCTCGTTAACCTCAAGAGCAGGTTGTTCATCCGACGTAAAAACATTAGAATCATCCGTTAAAAGTATGTTATCAATCGCAGATGCTTCAGTAAATTTATGTTGTTTTTCAATTAAGGTAGCGTGAGTTTTACCGGCTAAGCCAGGAATCCTACGTAACATCTCATTGTGCAACGCTATCTGGTGAGATGAATTAGCGACCATTTCATCTACTTCGCCCGGTATCACGTCGTTGTAACGCTTCTCAAGCTCTGCGATTGGGTCTTCAGAGTTTAAGATTTTGTTCATCTCTGATGGAGAAGCGTTTGATAACTCAGCCTCTAAGGTCTGTAACTTTGGAATTACTTCCGTCTTTAACACCTGACGATACAGTTCTTCATCAACGGCCTCTTTCTGAAACAAGTCATAGATAAAACTTTTTGCTGATTCGTCGCCGCCTTCGGCGCGTTTCTTTAGCTCCTCTTTAATCTCCATAGGGGACATCCCTTGGACTTTCTCGACCCCCGCTTGTTGTTGTATGTTTTTAAATTGACCAGCAAGTTGTGGGAACTGATTTAAAGCTTTTGATAACTGAGTAAACGAGTTCTCCTTGGGAGTTTCTTGTGTTACTACGTTGTATTGACCGCCGCGACTGATTGTCGATCTCAGTGAGACTTGACCAAGATTAACATCAACTTTCTCCCGTGTGTCTTGAGAGAGTGCTTTTTTAAGATCTTCTGTTGTCATTTAAAATTGTTATTTAGCTGGAAACACCTGAGCGGTTTGCATTCCGGTTTGCATGCCTTGTAACCCGGCTTCCAATAGGCTGGCTTGTTTGATTGGCTGGTTGATTCTAAGCTGGTTCATTCGTGAGCGTATAGCGCCTTCCTCTAATTCTAATCCAGTCTGTTGTGCTTGCATCTTCTGCTGTTGTTTCTCAGAGAACGCATATCGTGCTTGTTTAGCTGTTAACGAATCGGCCAACCTCTCTAAAGACATGCCAGAAATACCTGACTCCGTAAGAGCAATCAGACGCGCACGTGATTTTGCCTCCATTGTCTGCACCTGTGCGGCTTCGGTGCGTTGTGACCGGGCTGTGTTTTCCTGAGCCTCCCTCAGTCTGACCGCCGTATTAGCACGTTGCGCTCTAACTTGTTCAGCAGCAGAGGCTTGCGATTGAGCTTGTTCTTGGGCGCTTGCCGCAGCTTGTTGCCCAGCAAAGGATGAGATAGCACTAGCGGCACCCATAACGAGAGGATTACACATAATTGTTATTTAGATAAAGAGGGATTGATTTGGAATGAAAGGAAGTCGGTGGAGTCGTCATCGGAGAACTCAGCACCGCACCACTTAAGCCATCGAATAGCT